AAAGAAGATGATATAGATAAGTTTTTAAAAGCACTTAAAATTCCTAAAATAGAAATAAGAGATTATCAAAGAGAGGCATTTGTACACTCTATTAAAAAGAGTAGATGTTTATTATTATCTCCTACTGCCTCTGGTAAATCTTTAATTATATACTTAATGTTAATCTTTAATTTATTGAGATTAAAAGAAAGTAAACAAGATAAAATACTCATTATTGTACCAACAACATCTTTAGTAGAACAATTATTTAAAGACTTTAAAGATTATGGTTATAATAGTGATCGTAACGTACATAGAATATATCAAGGACACGATAAAGAAACAAACAAAAGAGTTATTATATCTACTTGGCAATCAATCTATAATTTACCTAAAAAATGGTTTCAACAATTTGGTATGGTGATTGGTGATGAAGCACATTTATTTAAAGCAGTTTCATTAAGTAAGATAATGAATAAACTTGAAAAATGTAAATATAGAGTTGGACTTACAGGTACTTTAGATGGTACTAAAACACATAAACTTGTATTAGAGGGTTTATTTGGTACTGTAAATAAAGTTGTATCAACAAGTGAATTACAAGAAAAGAAACAACTTGCTGACTTAAAGATATTCTGTTTAATACTTCAACACGATAAAACTGCTAGACACTTTTTAAAAGATAAAACATACCAAGAAGAAATGGATTATATCGTTTCTAACGAAAAACGGAATAAATATATACGCAATCTATGTTTGTCTTTACAAGGCAATACATTATGTCTGTTTCAGTACGTTGAAAAACACGGAATGCTACTTAAACAATTAATCGAGGAGAAAGCTGATGATAAAAAAGTTTTCTTTGTTTATGGAGGTGTTGAAGCAGAAGAGCGAGAAAAGATTCGTTTCATTACAGAAAAGTCGGAGGGGGCTATTATTGTTGCTAGTTATGGCACTTTTTCTACTGGCATTAACATTCGTAACTTACACAATATTGTTTTTGCTAGTCCTTCAAAGTCTAGGATTAGGAATCTCCAAAGTATTGGCCGTGGTCTTAGGTTAAAAGATAATAATTCTAGTGCTACATTATATGATATTTCAGATGATTTAACTTATAATGAAAAAGAAAATTACACTTTAGCACACTTTAGAGAAAGAATAAATATCTATAATGAAGAAGATTTTAATTATGAAATACACAACGTAGAGTTAAAGTAATATGCACCATACTACAGAAAATATTAAAATAATAAAATTGGTTAACGGTGAAGATGTTGTTTGCATATTGCCTATTGGTGATAAACAATTACCAACAGATTCTAAACTAATGCGTTTAGAAAAACCTCTATTAATTAAGTATGTGCCTCAAATGACAATGACAGGTTTTAAAGATTATGTTGCTTTAATTAAATGGTGTTCTTATACACCAGATCAAATTATTACTATTCCAAAAGATAAAATTATGACAATAACTAGTGCTACTGTAGAAATGGCTAGTAGTTATATGAATATTGCTAACACTTACAATCAAAAACCAGTTCCCGTCAAAAATAGTAAATATACAACACAAGAATTATCTGCTGAACAAAATGAAAAACTTAATGAAATATTTGATGAATATGATGATGAAGATTTGGATAAAACTATTCATTAATAATACTATCTTTAGCTATTACCTTCAATCACTCACTACACGCTCTATTATACACAAAATAATGAAAAAGTCAATGTTAAAACAGGAAAAAAATAATATTTTTTATTATAAAAAACTCCAATTAAAACATTGACATTTTAAACAAAATATAGTATATTATATATTATGAATAACAAACAAAAAAAAGAACATTATGTAAATAATAAAGAGTTCTTGCAGGCAATGATTGAATATCGTAAGATGGTCAATAAAGCCAAAAGAAAAAAATTACCTAAACCACCAGTTACAGATTATATTGGTAGTTGTTTTTTAAAGATTGCGAATCATTTATCGTATAGACCTAATTTTATTAATTATACTTTTAAAGATGATATGATTAGTGATGGTATAGAAAATTGTTTACAATACCTAGACAACTTTAATCCAACTAAATCAAATAATCCATTTGCATATTTTACACAAATCATATATTATGCATTTATAAGAAGAATACAGAAAGAGAAAAAACAAGTTACGATTAAAAATAAACTTATTACAGATTCTAATTATGATGATATGACATTACAACCTGGTGAAGATAAGGAGTTCACAAATCAATTTACAGAATATCTTAAAAAGAATATGCCAATTGAAGAACAACAAAAAATAGCAGATAGTAATAAGAAAAAAAAGAGGGTCAGAAAAAGTAAAAATAGTTTAGATTACTTTATGAGTTATGAAAATAGCATTACTGAATGATACACACTTCGGATGCCGTAACGACTCACCTGCATTTATAAGTTATCATAATCGTTTCTATGACGAGATATTTTTTCCATATCTTATTGAGAACAAGATTGATACTCTTATTCATTTAGGTGATGTTGTTGATAGAAGAAAGTTTATTAATTTTAATACAGCGCATAATTTTCAAAAGAAGTTTTGGAAACGATTGTGGGAGTTAAAAATAGATACACATATTATATTAGGCAACCACGACACTTATTACAAAAACACAAATGAAGTTAATTCAATAGAACAACTTGTTACTACTTTTGATGGTGTAAACGAACCTTGGATATACACAGGTCCTAAAGAAGTAGAAATAGGTGGTTGTCGTATGTTATTTTTACCTTGGATATGTGACGACAATTACGAAGATTCAATATACGCAATAGATCACTCTACCGCTGATATTTGTTTTGGTCATTTAGAAGTAAAAGGATTTGAAATGCACAATGGTGTTATGAACGATCACGGTTTAGAAAAAGAACAATTAAGAAGATTTGAAAAAGTATTTTCTGGTCACTTTCATAAAAAATCAGATGACGGACATATTTATTATCTAGGAACTCAATATGAAATTATGTGGTCAGACTATAATTGTCCTAAAGGGTTTCACGTATTTGACACAGAAACACGAGAATTAGAAAGAATATCTAATCCACTTACAATCTTTAAAAAAATAATTTATGATGATAAAAAAACAGATTATACTAACTTTGATTTAACACCATATGAAAATTGTTTTATAAAGTTATTTGTTTCTAATAAAACAAATGAAGATATGTTTAATAAACTAGTAGATTGTTTACAAAATAAAATGAATGTACACGAGGTTAACATTATTGAAGATGTACAAAGCGATATGTTTACTAGTGTAAGAGAAGATATATTAGATCAAGGAGAAGATACCATTACGTTTTTAAATAATTACGTAGATCAAATACAAACAGATTTAAACAAACAAAAGTTAAAAGAGTTTATTAAAGAAACTTATATTGAAGCAAACGACCATTATTCAAAATGATTATATTTAAAAAAATAAAATGGAAAAACTTTTTATCTACTGGTAATCAGTTTATTGAAGTTGACTTAACAAAATCTAATACAACCTTAATTATAGGTAAAAACGGTTCAGGTAAATCTACTTTACTTGACGCTATTACTTTTGTTTTGTTTAATCGACCATTTAGAATTATTAAAAAAGAACAAATAGTAAACACTATTAATAACGGCGATACTTTAGTTGAAATAGATTTTTCAGTTGGCACAAAACAATATAAAGTTATACGAGGTATTAAACCTAATATTTTTGAAATTTATTGTAATGATGAACTTGTAAATCAAAATGCTTCTACTGTTGATTATCAAAAAGTTTTAGAACGTAATATAATGAAATTAAGTTATAGATCATTTGTTCAGGTTGTTATACTTGGTTCTTCTTCTTATGAACCATTTATGAAAATGAAATCTCGTTATAGAAAAGAAGCAGTTGAAGAAATATTAGACATTAAAGTTTTTTCACATATGGATTGGATGCTAAGAGAAGAACAATCAAATTTAAATAAAAAAATAGTAGAAGTAAAACATAATGCAGATTTAATACAAGCAAAATATGAATTAGAAAGTAAACATTTTAATGAGATTAAAAACAGAAATGTTGATGATAAAAAAATAAAACAAGATCAAATTGATAAAATAGAAAATGATAAAAAAACCTATTTACAAAAAATACAACATTTAGATAATGACTTTAAAAAATATAATGATGATATAAAAGATAAAGAAAAAGTTGAAAAAAAATTAAAAGAATTATCTAAGTTAGAAACTAAAATTGAAACAAATTTAAAAACACACGAAAGAAGTTTAAGGTTTTTTGAAGAAAACGATTCTTGCCCAACCTGTACACAACCATTAGAACCTGAATTTAGAGGTGAAAAACGTGCTTTTGAAAAAGGTAAAATAGTAACTTTAAATGATGGAATGAAAAAACTAGTAGAAGAAATAGTACAAACAGAAACAAAACTAAAAGAGTTTAATTCTATATCTAAAAAAATAACCGATTTAAATATAGAAATATCAAAATTAAATACTTCTATTGTTGAGATGAAAAGATTTAGCGATAATTTGCACAATGAAATAGTATTGTTAGAAAATAAAAAAGAAGATAGTAATAAAATACAAGAAGAATTAGATAGTCTAGCACAACAACTATTAGATACACAAACAGAATTAACAAAAATTAGTGAAGAAAAAACTTACGTTGATACAGTAAGAGAAATATTATCAGAAAAAGGTGCTAAAACTAAAATTATTAAAAAGTATTTACCTATTATGAATACACTTATAAATCAATATTTACAATCTATGGACTTCTTTATATCATTTCAATTAGATGAAGAATTTAATGAAACAGTTAAAAGTCGTCATAGAGATACTTTTAATTACAACAGTTTTAGTGAGGGTGAAAAGTTAAGAATAGACCTTGCTTTATTATTTACTTGGCGACAGATTGCTAAAATGAAAAATAGTGTCAATACAAACTTGTTAGTATTAGATGAAATCTTTGATAGCAGTTTAGATGGTCAAGGCACAGATGACTTTTTTAAGATTATAAAAACTATGACAAAAGAAAACATTTTTATCATATCACATAAAGGCGATATAATGTTTGATAAATTTACCAATATGATTAAATTTGAAAAGTATCAAAACTTTACACGATTAGAACAAACATAGGAGATATATGAAAGAACTAAAATTAATACCACCAAGTGATCCAAGAGTGTTATCAGCAATAGCACCTTTTAAAGAAGATATGTTAAAAGAAGAAGGATTTAAAGATAGAAAAGAATTATCAGATGCAATGTTTGACGCAATGAAAAAATATGGAGGCATAGGATTATCTGCTAATCAAGTAGGTTTACCTTTTAATATGTTTGTGCTAGGAGATCATCCACAATTAGAAAATGGTTTAAAGATGACTTGTTTTAATCCTATGATAATTTCTAGTAGTGAGGAAACAGTTGTAATGAAAGAAGGATGTTTAACTTTTCCTTTTGTATTTCTTTCTATCACTAGACCACGTAAAGTTACTGTTAAGTATGAAGACGAAAATGGTGATTTAAAAGAAGGTCATTTAGATGGTATGATAAGTAGAGTCTTTCAACACGAATATGATCATATGTTAGGTAGAGTATTTACAGAATATGCTAGTAAAATGAAACTAGATATGGCATACAAAAAAGCAGAAAAAGAAATGGATAGATATAGAAAATATCAAAATGCCCAAAAAAAGTAAAACATACATACACGTAAACCAACACGTAATTAGATCAAATAAAAAACATAGTAAAAATGATCCTGTAATTACAGTTAAACAAGGTAGTAAAAATACATATTGCCACGAGGTAGAAGTATTAGGACCAAGTAAGATTGTTTATGGTGGTAATGATAAACCATTATTAAGTTGTGGTGCAAGAGTTGTAATAGAAACTGAAAGTAATATTAATATACTAAAATGAAACCATACGATTTTCCTAAATTAGTCATAGAAGAACACGAGGGTTTTCATATAGTACGTGATGATCTATTAGAAGGTGGATCAAAAAGAAGATTTGTAGATAGATTAATTAGAGAAGAAATAGAAGAAGGTGCCGAAGAATTTGTATATGGTGGATGTCCAGCAAATGGATATGCTCAACTATCATTAACACTACAAGCAAAAGCATACGGTAAAAAGGCAGTATTCTTTATGGCAAAGAGATCATTAGACAATCTACACCCATACCAACAACAAGCATTAGACTATGGCGCTGATATACGTTGGGTACCCGATGGTATGTTACAAGTTACAAAAGCAAGGGCAAGAGAGTATTTTTACGAGGATCCAAAAAGGAGACGTATTTTGCCACTAGGATTAGAAGAAAAAAGAGTATTTGAAGATATAAGGGACCTTGCAAAAAATATAGAAATAGAGTATAATATTAGTATTAGTGAAATTTGGTCAGTAGGATCAAGTGGTACATTAACAAGAGGATTGCAAATGGCATTTCCAGATAAAGATGTTAATGTAGTATCAGTTGGTCATAGAATGAAACAGAATGAAGTAGGACGTGCTAAATTGTATATGTCAGATTATAAGTTTACACAAGAAGTTAAAGATAAAGACAAACCACCTTTTCCGTCTGTACCTACTTATGACGCAAAGGCGTGGCCTGTTATGAAAAAATATGCTAAGAAAGGTGCTCTGTTTTGGAACGTAGGAAAATAAAATGAAAAAAGAAACAATTGAAGAATTTTTAAAACGAGGTGGTAAAGTAGAAAAGTTAAAACCAGGTATGGCATATAATATAGGTTCTTTAGATAGATCAGGAAAGCCAAGATATACTAAACACGAAGTAGAAAGTGGTCAAAGTTCAAAATTTGGAGAATATCAAATAGAAAAAGTATATAAAAAACCAGGAACATACGAAGATAATAATGAGTGATATATTACAAGAAACACACGATAGTATAAAGGCAAAAGGTTTTCCATATTATCCTACAGATGAGAAATGGAGAAACAATATCTATAATCAACTTTTAGCCTTTAAACGTGATACTATGATAGATCACAAAAACAAAGTGATTGGTCAATCCACACACGGTTTAAATCTTGCTTGGTCTTATATGCAACACGCTTGGGGCATTAAGTGTGGTAAAATGAAAACTCCTATGGAGATATGGAATGATGAAGAACATCTTAAAAAAGGTTTAAACAAAATACTTACAGGCACATTTTTCAAACAAAAGAAACCACACGATATTACAGATTCAGATATGCGATCTATGTTAAGACGTTATAGTGGTACTCAAATGGTATCTAATTTTAGACCTACGGCTGCCGCTGCCTTATATGATATATTTGTAGAAAAAGATAGTCCACTAGAAGGCACAAGTGCTGGTACAGTATGGGATCCAAGTATGGGTTATGGTGGTCGATTATTAGGTGCAATTGCGGCTGGTGTTAATTACATAGGTACAGACCCTTGTATTCCTACATACAAAGGATTAGAACAAATAAGAGATACATACGGACATAAACATAAATCATATACACTATTAAGACAAGGTAGTGAAACATACGATCCTCAACCTGAAAGTTTAGACTTTGTATTTACAAGTCCACCATACTTTGGTTGGGAGGCATACGGTGATGAACCAGAACAATCAAGTATTAAGTTTAATACAAGTGATCTATGGAAAGAGAAGTTTTTAAAACAGACTATTGCTAACGCATATAAAGGTTTAAAGAAAGGCAAACATTTAGCATTAAATGTTGCAAACACAAAACAATACAAAACCTTTGAAGAAGATACAGTACAACTAGCACTAGATGTTGGTTTTGAACATACAGATACTTGGTGGTTATCACTATCTACACAACAAGGTGGTTCAGAAACAACTACTTTAGATGGCGAATCAGTAGAAAAGAAACAAGAAAATCGTTATTTGGGCAAGTTTACTAGACCGAATCTATCTGGTCGTAAGTTTGAACCTACGTTTATATTCACTAAATAAGAACAAAATAAGAACATTTGCTATCAAAAACTTAGTAAAATCAAGGAAAAATAATCCTTGACTTTTTAAGAGTTTTCCTATAGCATATACTTATGATTAACACATTAAACACAAATACAAAAAGTCAGTTAGCAAAATTACTTGCTACTGAAAATATTACAGTACAAGAAAACAATGTCAAAACTGCTTCGTTTGATGTTGTTAACAGAATATTAACCCTACCTATCTTTAAGACAGATTCAAAAGATGTAACAGATATGTTAATAGCACACGAGTGTGCTCACGCTTTATTTACACCAACAAAGTCTTGGCAAGATATTACAGATGATGATGAATTAAGATCATACATTAACGTATTAGAAGATACTAGAATTGACCATTTAATTCAAAGTAAATATCCAGGTATTATTAGAAATTATGAAAACGGTTTTGATATACTTAACTCTAAAAACTTCTTTGGTGTTAGAGATAAAAATATCAATACTGAATTAATGTTAATTGATAAAATTAATCTAAGATCAAAATCCTTAAATAGATTACCTTTTATATTTTCTAATGATGATAACAAGTGGTTAAAAAAAGTTGATAATATAAAAACTTTTAAAGACGTTGTTAAAGTTGCTAAAGATATGTTAAATTGGCAGAAAAAACAAGTTGACCAAATGAAAAAATTACCTAACTTTGATGAGTTAGCAATTGTTAAGTCTTATGATTTATCAAATAAAAAACCTGATGATTCAAACAATACAGATAAAAATGCTAGTGATGATAATGCTAAAGAGGCAAATAAACAAAATGCTAGTGAAGGTAAAACAGAATCAGAATCAGATAAAGAAAAACCTGCTGTAGGTGATAAAACACAAAAAGTTGAAGGTGAAGATAAGAAAAAATCTGATGGTGCTGTTGGCTCTGGTGGTGACGGTGCTCTTAAATCAATTACTAACAATTGGTTTGAAGGCAAAAAAGAACAGTTGATGGATACAAAAACTAGTTATTCTTATAAGAGTATACCAGATCCTATTTTAGATAAAGTTATTAGATCAAACAAAGACTTTGTTAATGATATGAAAAAAGCATTTATCTATGATAAAACAACTGCTTTAAAATATTTACCATATCTTAAAAAAGAATATAAGAAGTTTTTAAACGATAGTAAAAAAACTATTATGTATCTTGTTAAAGAATTTGAAATGAAGAAGGCTGCTACTGCCTACAAGAGATCAACAGTAGATAAAACTGGTGTTATTGATCCTCTTAAATTAAAAGATTACAAATTTAGTGATGATCTATTCAAAAGATTAACTATCTTACCAGACGCTAAAAACCACGGTATGATGATGTTACTTGATTGGTCAGGTAGTATGAGTGATAGTATTTACAAAACTGTACAACAATTAATTCAGTTAGTTTATTTCTGCCACAAAGTAAATATTCCTTATGATGTTTATTTCTTTACAAGTGAGTTTGAAAACGATAATCCTAGATTGATAGGTCACGGCAGATTAAGTGATGGTTTTAAATATAAGTCTGGCGATATGGCACTTGATAGTGTTAAACTTGTAAATGTTGCTAATCACAAATTGAAAAAAATTCAATTAGATGAATCAATGATGTATCTATACTGGTTAGCATTACATTATGATAATAGATATTCTAGTTATAGAGATTGGGATTACTCTAAACCAGATTCGCCAAATATTCCTAGAGAATACTATTTAGGTTCAACACCTTTAAATGAGGCGTTAGTTGTGATGTTAAAACTAGTACCTATGTTTAAAGAGAAGTACAAAGTTGAAAAAATGAATTTTATTACTTTAACAGACGGTGGTGGTAACTACGGTTCAAGTCAAGTATTTACTACTAATGATGACGGTAAGTTAATTGCTACAGATTCAAAAGGTGATAATGATGTTTATATCTATAAGAAAAAACAATATAAACTAGGCAGACATATTTGGGGATCAGGTAAAACTGCTATGTATTTAAATATGTTAAGAAAACTTTATGATATTAAAACTATCGGTTTCTATTTAATTAAAAGAATTAGAGGTTATGATACTGAAAGATATTTTAAAGACTCTTATAATTCTAAATTAACTTGGGATCAAAGAGATAAATTATATCAAAAAAGAAAAAGTGAGTTTTCTAAAAACAAAGTTGCTATAGTTAAACAAGATGGTTATGATGATTACTACCTTGTTAATGCTAAAGATATGAAAGTTGAGAATACTGATATTTCACAAGTTAATAGTGATATGAAAGTTGGTAAAATTAAACAATTATTCAGTAAAAGTATGAAAGGTCGAATCACTTCCAGAGTGCTTTTAAACAAATTTATTGAGAAAGTTGCCTGATATGTACAAAAAACTTAATAAAATCAAGTGTTTTTTATGCTTGACATTTGATAAAAACTATGATACCATATAAGTATATTTAATAATGAAAGGACTAATATTATGTTAAATAACAAACAAAAAAACTTTGTTGAAGTTGCTTTTAAGATGTTCAATAAAGATGTTTTAACTATTAATGAGTTAAAACAAGTCAACCAAACACTTGGTTGTAAATATCCACCACAATGGTTGTGTAAGAATAAAGACTATAAAGTTGGTAAACAAACTTTTAAGTTGCCTATTGAAAGTGATATAAAAGTATCTGCTGAAAAAATTGAAACAAAATCAGCAAACAATTCAACACCTGCTACTACTAATAAAGAGGCCGCTTATATTGTGTCTTCTTTAACTGGTAACATTGTGCCGACTAAAGATAAAAACTTCGTTAGTTTCGGTAACTATCCAGATGTTAAAAACATTATCAAATCTAATAGATTTTATCCTGTATTCATTACAGGTCTATCAGGTAATGGTAAGACAATGGCAGTTACACAGGCGTGTGCTGAATTGAAAAAAGAATTAATCAGAGTCAATATCACTATTGAAACAGATGAAGATGATCTGTTAGGTGGTTACAGACTTAAAGACGGACAGACCGTATGGCAAAATGGTCCTGTGATTGAGTCGATGGAAAGAGGCGCTGTTCTTTTACTTGATGAGATTGACCTTGCAAGTAATAAGATTATGTGTTTACAACCAATCCTTGAAGGTTCTGGTGTCTTTGTTAAAAAGATTAACAAATGGGTGAAACCAAAAGACGGTTTCAACGTAATCGCTACTGCTAATACTAAAGGGCAAGGTAGTGAAGACGGTAAATTTATCGGTACGAATGTTCTTAACGAGGCTTTCTTAGAAAGATTTCCAGTTACGTTTGAACAAAAGTATCCTGCAACATCAACTGAAAAAAAGATTTTAGTTAATACATTAAAGTCTTATGGTAAGTCTGATGTTAAATTCGTTGACAAGTTAGTTACTTGGGCAGATGTAATTAGAAAAACCTACTTTGATGGTGGTGTTGATGAGATTATATCTACCAGAAGATTAGTACATATCGCTCAGGCGTATGCAATCTTCGGCAACAAAATGAAATCTATTGAAATGTGTACAAATAGATTTGATGATGATACAAAGAATTCCTTTGTGGAGTTATACACAAAAGTTGACGCTGGTGCTTCTGCTGACCAAATATTTGAACAGCAAAGACAAGTTGATCTTTCTTCACAAATGGATGACAATGATAGTGAGTCAGATAGTGATGAGGACATCGCTGCCTAAATCTATCAATCATAGTGTTAGTCCAGGTGGAGGGGTTGTTCCCTCCACCGTTAATTCTATGATATTAAAAACTAAAACTATGAGGATTATATAATGAAAGTAAAACTAAACATACCATACAGAATAAATGAAAGAGGGCAAATTCTTTGTAAAATATCAGACTTAACTGATAGTGAATATAATAAAAAGATTTACGGAGATGAAGAAGCCGAAGACAATAAGATTAATGAAATTGCGGACGAAATGAAAGAAATGATGTCCGAAGGTGAAGAAGTTCCAAACTATGTACCTATCCCTATAGACGAAGACGGTAACAAAGCAGGAGGACACACTAGAACGCAGGCTGCCATAATGGCAGGTTACAATGAGGTTTCAGTAACAGTATTATCACATAAAAAATTTAACAAACAAATGTCTTCCTATGACAAAGTGTTTGCTGTAATAAAACAAAATTCAAAAAGTAGAAAAAAGAAACCTAGTGTTAGTCTAAACGAATACAATCAATTAGATGAAAACTATAGACAAACTTTCAAACAAACACCACCTAATGAAACTACAGATGAGTGGATTAAAGAAATAGATAGTAATAGTCCAATACCTATTACAAAGACTACAATTGAAAAGTTAAAGATTGTTAAGATGAGAGATCCTTCTTTATTTAAAGAAGTAGATCAAGGTAAACTTACAGTTAATCAAGCATACTTAAAAGCAAAGAAATCTAAACCTAAAAAACCTGTTAATCCAAACAGATTAAATTTCTTTAAAATTTTAGATAACGATCCGTTAATACAAAAGTATGCTGTATATAATTTTATTAAAAGTGTAAAACATATATTATCTTCAACAATGAAAACTAGAAACGGAACAGAAATTGAAGATACGTTTGATGAAACAATTGGTTCAGAAAAACATTTAACATCTACTGCTATCTCAAATAAAATGATGAGTGCTTTAGCATTAGCATTTAAAGATGCTAAATTTGTAGTACAAACACCTATTAATAAAATGGGTGATCCAGATATTAGATTTCCTGAAGATAGTTTACCACAATTTGAATCAGAAAAAATAGAAATTAAAGCATCGGAAAATAGAACTAAAGGAATTAGAATATATGCAGGTGAAAGAGCAACGTCAATTGCACCACACGAGTTTTGTTTAGTAGTATGGGCAAATAATTTTAAAAAACTTGCCATATTCTTTACTACAATGACAGGTGATGATTGGAACAAATCAGATGAGAAGTCTAAAGATTGTTTTACAACGATAGAACAAGTTTATAAAAATCACATTCCAGGAGTTGACTTTATTCCTTTTGTTGGTGATGTTCAAGTAATCAATGAAGATGTACAGATAAAATATGCTGATACAGACGAAGTATTTGAAGAACTTAAAAAAGAAATTGAAAAGGAGGTAAAATAAATTGGGACTTAAAATAGAAGTAAGAAACGGTAATGTAGAACAAGCTATGCGTGTAATGAAACGTAAACTTATGAAAGAAGGAGTTATGAAAGAGTTACGTGCTAGAGAGTCTTACGAAAAACCATCTGCTAAAAAAAGACGTAAGAAAAAAGAAAATATTGCTAATTATAAGAAAAAGATGAAAAAATTAATGGCAATGAGAGGTTTTTAGTTTTACGCTGGTGATATAAATATATAATGTTAGGCAATTCATAAGTCCTAACAGCGTAAAAGGGCTGACTATTAAATTTAGTCGGTGTCGCAAAAACGGTGATCTTTGGCAGTTTGCACTCCGTGATAAAAGAAACTGCCGTATAAATAATATGTGTCAGAATAACACACTTGTATTTTGACATTTAATTATTAAATTAATTGTAAGGGCGCCATAATGGGCTCTTATGTTAACTTGCTTTAAAAGGAGGAAATAATATGAATAAAGCACTTTCTATTTTTAACCAACTAAGACCAGTATCAATTGGCTTTGATAACGTCTTCGATCATTTTGAAAGAATGTTTGATGATGATGTTTTTGCTAATGTACCGTCTTTCCCACACTACAATATTGTTAAGTCTGGTAAAAACCAATACAATATTGAATTAGCGTTGGCTGGTTATAACAAAAAAGATATTGAAGTAAACCTAGAGGATGGTGTACTTTCAATTAAATCTAAAAAGGTTGAGAAGACCGAAGATGAAGATGGAGAAGTAATCCATAAAGGTATCGCTAAAAGATACTTTTCTAAATCTTTTACAATCGCTGATGACGTTGAAGTTAAAGGCGCTGAACTAAAAGATGGTCTTTTAACTGTTTCTTTGGAAAGAATAATTCCAGAGTCTAAAAAAGCTAGAGAAATTACTGTTAAATAAGTAATTTTAATTTTAAGTAGAAAGGCGAGGCAGCATTGACTTCCTCGCCTTTTTAGTATATAATGAATAATATAATATGAATCTAAATTATGAAGGAGTGATTATATGAATATATCTACAGACACTATATCGGTGTTAAAGAACTTTTCAGATATTAACCAGAACATTCTGGTAAAACCTGGAAACAAGATTCAAACTATTTCTACAATGAAAAATATTTTAGCAGAAGCTGAAATAACAGAAAAGTTTGATAGTGAGTTTGCAATTTATGATTTACCAGAATTTTTAAGAGCAGTTGAACTATTTGAAAAACCTGCTTTAAAATTTAATGGTGGTTCAAATGTTACAATTGCAGATGACAATTCTAAACAAGCAATTAAATATTTCTTTGCTGATAAGTCAGTTATTGTTGCACCAACAAAAGCAATCAATATGCCAGATCAGTATGTAACTTTTACTTTAAAGAAAGATCATTTTGCTAAAGTACAAAAAGCAATTACCACTCTAAATTTACCAGATGTTGCTGTTACAGGTGATGGTAAATCTATTAAGTTAACTGCTACTGATAAGAAAAATAAATCTTCAAATGATTATTCTATTAATATCGGCGAAACTGATAAGAAGTTTAGTGCTTATTTTAAAGCAGAAAACTTAAAAATTATTGGTGACGATTATAATGTAGAAATATCTCAACAAAAGATTTCTCATTTTGTAAACAGAAATAAACCAGTACAATATTGGATCGCATTAGAACCTGATTCGGAGTTTTAGTATGTCTGAGGTATACAAACTGGAAGACGGTACTGAATACAAAACAGACGACTTCTTAAAAGTTGAAACCAGAGAGTATCATCAAACTACACATTATTTGAATAGGCAAATTGCTGTTTCTGATATTATAGAGGAGTTTGGTGATCTACCTACCTTTGAAAAAGGTCTTTACTTTGATTGGAGTAACTATCAAAATGCTAGTGATGAAGATAAAGAACTAGCAGACAAAGTTCAAACATTTGTTGATGAACACGATTATGACCGTGAAGAAGATTGTTGGACAATGAATAAAGGTGGATATGATGTTGATTGTGAAATTGTACAAGAATTTACTATGGAAACTAAATGAGTTTGTATCCTGATGAAAAAGTATCTTTCAAAAAAACTATTAGAATTTTAGTTTATCCAAACATCACATTTGGAAAAGATTTAGAAAAAGATAGTTATATACAAGTTATTAAAAAGCAAATATCTCTATTAAATTCTATTAGGGATGATTTGTGGTTTTATTTAATCTTGCCTAAAGAAGTACCTTCATTAGCATTTGATAATGTTACACAATTTTATGTAGATATACCTACATACCCACCTACAATGAGAGTACACTTTGATACTGAATTAATTAAGAAAATGGTATCAAACGACTTGGACTTTGATTTGGTAATGTCGCATTTACCTGAACATACAGTTAATTTAAAAAATGTATTGTATAATACAACACAGCACATACCATTGTTTTTTGGATATTGTCATTGGTTTGATTTAAAAAATGTTGTAACTTGGTCAGCAAACGCATTTAGAAATAATCTTGTAGGTATTTTAGAAATGAATCGTTGTTATTTGAATACTGAACATCAAAAATCATTAGTTTTAGAAGAAGCAAAAGAAATACTTAATGATAAAACTATTGATAAATTAGAAAAAATTTTAAAAGTTCAACACTTAGGTGTAGATAAAAAAGACATTATTGATAACATAAATTTAAATCCAGAAAAAATAATTGTATTTAATCATAGACCAGATACGTACAAACACTATAAAGAATTTTTAAAAGTAACTGATAAACTTTATGAACAAAGAAAAGATTTTAAAGTTTGGGTTCCTCTTGCTAGTAAACCTGATAGAGATTATATCATTGTTGATAAAGGTAACAAAGAATTTTATTATAACTTTTTAAAAAAATGTTGTATAGGTTATTCTCCTAAACAAACTTATGGTGGTTGGTCTGTAGCAACCACAGACGGTATGATGAATGGTGTTCCTTACATAATGTATAACGAAAGTTATTATAAAGAATTATTTGATGGTGGATATTTTATAGACAATGATAATGAATTATTAGAACAATTAAATTATTTTTTAGATGACACAAAAGCAAGAAATGAATATGCTTTGAATAGTTTAATGCACATTAAAAATAATTTAATATTTAAAAATGAAGTACAATCAATGAGTGATTACATTGATACATTAGTTAAAAGTACAAAAGAAGTAGGTGAAAGTGAAGCACTAAAAAAAATTATTAATTGGATTAAAAAAGAAAAAGAAATGACCAAAAAAGAAATTATAACTAGTTTGGGTTGGGGTGTAGGCATAAAATGGACACCTTATCGTAGAGCACTATTGACAAACCCTAACATTTATGATAGTATGACAAAATATCCAACATATAATTGGATTGAATAAAATGAGGAGTATATTATATTATGGCAGACTTTTTATGGGTGGAACAATACCGTCCTAAAACAATTGAAGAATGTATCTTACCTGAAGATACAAAAAAGACATTTTTAGAATTTTTAAAGAAAAAAGAAATTCCTAATATGTTATTATCAGGAGGTCCTGGTACAGGTAAAACTACTGTTGCACGTGCCTTGTGTGAACAATTAAGTGTTGATTATATCATTATCAATGGATCAGATGAAGGTAGACACATTGATACGTTAAGAAACAAAATCAAAAACTTTGCGAGTACAGTATCTCTTACTGAAGAAGCAAATCATAAAGTTATTATCATAGATGAAGCGGACTATATGAATGCTGAATCTGTACAACCAGCTTTACGTAACTTTATAGAAACTTTCCACAAAAATTGTAGATTTATAATGACTTGTAATTATCCTTACAAGTTTATAGAACCATTACGAAGTAGATTAACGCATATTGAGTTTAAGTTAAATGGACATAAAAAAGAAATGTATTCTGCTTTTGCATTAAGATTAGATAAGATATTAAAATCTGAAAAAGTACAATTTGATAAACAAGTTTTAGAACAGTTGATTGAAAAATATAAATCAGACTTCAGAAAGACCATTAATGAACTACAAAGATATTCAGTAAATGGTAAGATAGATAGTGGTATCTTTTACAATCAAAAAGAATCAGATTTAAAAGCACTTTACAAGTCATTAAAGGGTAAAGAGTTTGATAATATGCGAAAATGGGTTGTAAACAATTCAAGTGTACAACCAGCAGACTTGTTCAAGTCTATCTACGAATCATTAAAAGAGTATCTACAACCAACATCAATACCACAAGCAATACTTTTATTAGCAGGCTATCAATATAAATCGGCATTTGTTGCTGACCAAGAGATAAATATGGTCGCTTGTCTAACAGAAATAATGGCGACTTGCAAATTTAAGTAAGAGGATAGAATGGCTAAAAGAACATTTTTTAGAAAAATGATTGTCAGATTGCGTATGTGGTATGCTGATATACGAGGTCATCACGGTAAACGTTGGGATTACGAACCTGGTGAATGGTATATGGGCAGACATAACAAACACAATGATGACACTAGATAATATATACATACCTACATTTAAAAGACACGATAAACAAA